GATTCTTACAAGCTACACCTGTTGTTCCACTACCCATAGTGAAGTCTAATACTAACTCACCCTCATTGGTATATGTCTTTATCAGATACTCCATTAATGCTACTGGTTTTTGGGTGGGGTGTAATATTTGTTTTTTATACTGATTACTTGATTCAACATTTATTTTAATTATACAATGTGGGTTTCTGTATTCTTTATCTATATCTAAATAACCCGTTATCTTAGTATTTGCTGTACCCCCTGTCCTACATACATCGTTTTTTACGTGCTGTGTTTGCTCTTTAAAATCGCCATATTTTCTACGGCTAATGCTTTTTGAGCTTCTTCTTATTTTCTGAGGGTTGTATATTGGTAGCTTTTTGTAAAAGATACTCATTAATTCATGCTCTTTTAGTGGTTGTCTTTTAGCGTTCAAGAAGTTAGCAGCTCTGTTTTTCTGCCATATCCAATCATATTTATAGTTTTTAATATTACTCATACGTAAAGCACTACTAAACGGCTCACTTCCAAATAAAACTATTGCCCCATTAGGTTTGATAATCCTATTCAATTGCTCCCACATCAAATCAAAAGGTATTACACTATCCCACTTGCAAGCAGTCGTTCCATAAGGTGGGTCGGTTATTATTGCATCAATTGAACCGCTTTTAATCTTCTGCATTTCGGTTAAGCACTCGCCTTGTATTAGTTCTGTCATCTTATTGAATATTTCCCAGCGTTAGCCTTCAGCTTCTCCATAGCAACGTATCTCAAAGCGTCCAAAGCGTGGTTGTTATCGTCCTCAGGTTGGTTGGTTACTTGGTTGGTTTTGTAGTCTCTCTTCCAAGCGTAGTTCCTTAGTTCCCGGATAACATTAACCGAGTCTTGATGTACCATTATCTGCACCGACTTTAGCTTGTCGATTCCCGACCTTACCGAATCCGCCCCTTTAGCGACTGGTCTAATTCTGTAACCGCTTCTTCTTATCTCTTCAATGCTCTTCGGTTCTGCTGAGTCTGCGATAATCTCGTCCGACCTTTGAAGTCCACACCTTCTCGCAATGTCTGCGTTTGTTAACCCCGTCTCGTAAAGTAGTTCTTTAACCCACAACTTACCCTCTTGATAAACCACCTCAACGAGTGCGGTCGGGTCATTGGTAAAGCCAAAGTCTAAGCCGTAAGCCTTCCACTTGTAACCCGTTGGAAAGTCTTTCGTTTCTGTCCAATTCTCATAGATGGCACCTTCACGCCTTGACCTCTGACCGAGCGCGTAGACTTTGTACTTGTAATCGTCTGCCGTTCCTATTGCTATGTTCTCAGGTGTTGGCTCGTAACTGTTTATCTTGTCGCGTATATGCTGGTCTAAGAAGGTATTGTCCAACATCGTGGAATGTATCAAAACCACATCGTCTCGCTTCAGAACATTATCGTAAATCCAATGCTCATCGGTGCTTGGGTTGTAATCAAGAATCCATTTGCCTTTGCACCTTTGTTCTAATTGGTCGAAGTCGTCCTTGCTTGTCTCAATAGCCTCGTTAAGCCAAAAGAAATCGGTCTCGATACCGTGTAGTTTCTGCGAGTCGTCAAGCCCGTAGAACTCAAACGAAGAACCGTAGTGCTGGTAGGTTAATTCGCTCTTGTTAAACGACTCCTCGTTCCAGCTTTCAACACTCTTAAAGACCTTCTTAAACGTGTCGAGTACTGTCGGCTTAATCCACGTCCGTCTCCACCTTGCAATAGCGAATCTCTTCGGTTCTTGCGTACCAAGTAAGAGTAACGCTTGACAGATTGACCACGTTTTACTGGAGCGGCTTCCACCTTCCAACACAATTCCCCGAATGGATTTATCATTAAGCGCAGTCCATAGTTTTCTAAAAACCCTTGTGCCTTCAATTGTCATTCTTTGGCTCGTGAATAATAACGTCTATTTTATCAGGCTTCCCACCGTTTACCGTTTGCTCAACCTCCTCTTTAGGCTTACCGTAAACCCGGTCGAATAAAACATCGAGTATATGAATCGAACCTTTCTTAAAGTCTCGTTGAGCCTTGTTCGCAATTAGCGCAATCCAAAACGGCAGTTCGTCATTCTTAGCCAGTTCGACCAACTCGCTCCGGGTCTTGCCTAAGATATTCTTGATAATGTCCTGAGTCTGCCCTTTAGATAGTTTAAGGTTGTGCTCTTCTAAGAAGTGTTCCTTTAGAACTGTCTCTATCTTCTTCGGTCGTCCGCTAGGGTTGCCGCTTTGTCCTTTCTTGAAGGGTTTAAGGTTGTCAGGTGTTCCGCCTTCGTTCATTGTTTATTCTCTGTTAAAGGTTTAGCTGAATAGTAAACTCGTTTGCTTTTCTTTTGGCTGAACGAACCATACCCGGATAAAGTTTAATTAGCTTCTTTATTGCTTCCCTTTCCATTTCAACGGTTCTGTAATCTTTGCACCCTCCATCCTTTGTCCAATGGTCGTTTTCCCAATGTAAATATCTTACACCTAAGATGCCGCCTTTGTCTTTTATGTGTCTCAGGCAGATTTCGTAGTCTTCTTTTACTGGAAAATTCTCATCAAATAAATACTCTCCATCGTTTACAATTCCCATTAATGAAGCTGTAACGTATGTTTTTAATAGAATTGGTTTGTATGGATAAACAGAACGCGGGGCTGCTTCGGTTTTTGCACCCCATATTTTAAAATTCAATTGCTCTGTAAGGTCGAAGTACTTTAGAAATTCATCATTCCAAAAAGTCTCTGTTCTGACGTCTATTTTTTTACTTTTCCTTTCTTCAAGTTTAGTCCAGCCAACATTCACAGCATCATCGTCCAACATCACCACCCATCTCTCATCTGTGTTTTTTAGAATCCAGTTCCTTGTAGGTGTTATTCCTCTAATCTCTTTTGGTACGCAAACTATGTTTTTAACAAGCCCCTTGTATTGATGGTACTCGCTTTCTGGTATAAAGAGCGTGCAAGTATTCGGAAGAATCTTGTCAGTTGTGGTTAATCCAGCCCTCCCCTTACTTGGTACTGCTATCAGCATTTAGTCTTTCTTTTAAGTCATCCCACTTTAAAACTCTTTCTAATGCTATTGCATCAAATGCCGAACCCTTTTTATATCCTCCCCTTCTTACCATTCTTAGTTTTAAGGTTTCTTTTAGCTCCTCCCATTCTACCGAGTTAGGTTCTGCCATAACCATAATATATTCCATTGGCGGCTCAAGCTGAACGCTTTGAGGAAGTTCCATTTCTTCTCCATCTTCTAAGTTATCTAACTCGTCAAGGTTAGGCACATCTAACCCCCATTCGTTCAGTTCTTCAGCATCCCAAGTGTTTGCAAGTTCGTCCCAGTCCCAATCCCCGAAGCCTACGTTATCCTTAATGATAAACTCCCGTTGTTTCTCTTCGCTCCAGTCTACAACCTTAACCGGGACTTCTGACCAGCCAGCTTCTTGCATTGCCTTGAGCCGCATATTACCGCCGAGCGCAACCATCTCTTGATTGACTACAATCGGTCGAGCCTTTGCCATTTCGGGAAAGTCCTTCAGGCTTTGAACCAATTTCTTGAACTTCTCCTCTTTGATGTATCTCGGATTGTCCGAGTTGGGTATTACTTTACTTATCGCAATATAATCCATTCTTATAGTTTGAAAGTGCTTCTTGTGATGTCTTGCCCGATGCTTTCTTACACGGGTTTCCCACCCAGTAGTCGTCTGCATCGTCTCGACTGAAGCAATAGAACTTCATTGTAAAAGTATTTTGAGTAATGTAAAGCCCGTAGTTTTCGTGTTGTTCGTTCTGTTTCATTTCTTCTTTCTTCTCTTTGGTTTGTTGGTTTCGTAATAATTCAAAAGTGCAACGCTCATAATCTGAGGACTCCGACCGCAAGAGAAACAAACCTTTGCCTTTGGGTCGATGTAACTCCAAGCCTCTTGGTATAGTTTCTGTTCTTCTCGTGTTATTCTTCCAGCGAATTGCGAAGCCTTCATTTTACTGAGTGCCTCCAGCCTTTCTTTTATAAATAGCAAAACGTCTTTTTTGTGCATTACATTCCTTTTCTGCCGCCCGAATTTGCTCCAATGATTGCAAACGGTGCGGTTATTAGTTTACCCATCTTCTTGCCACAACAGATGAATGTTGGTTTTTCGTTCATTCCATGCACGTAGTCATGAACCATCTTGCACTTGCCTTTGCACTTATAGCTGTAAGTCATTTCTCAATCGTTAGTTCTGAGTCGATGTTCCTTTTTTTCATAATCTGTAACGCTTTCTTCCGAAGTTGCTCCTCTGTCTGTTTATTCATAGGTTCAACAGTAACCCTATGACCTTGCTTAGATATAAATACTGCTTTCATAATGCCTCTAAATATTCAAGTTCCTTGTTTACGTTTCTCAGCTTCTGCGTAACCTTCCAGAAATCAGAGTCTTTTCTGTTGGTCATATAGCCTGAATCGTGCTTTGCAACAACAGCCAGTTGCTCGACTATTCCTTTCTTATAGTTCCTTAGTAGTCTAATCGTTGTTGGTAGGTAGGTCATTTTTTTCTAATCTTTTCAAGTCTTTCGATTGAGCGTAGAATACTATCCAACTTCCGCACTATCTTGTCAGCTTTTAATAACTTAACCTTCTTGCTCATATCTCAAAACGATATATTAATCTTTCAATCAGTACCGCCAGTAAACCAGTTTGTAAAGCCGTCAACGGGTCAACCACTCCGAACATAACGCCAAACCAAAACGACAAACATAGCCGACAGTCAAGCGGTTTAATTCTTGTTAGTTCGTGAATATTAACCCACTTCTTTATCAGTAT